CTCTGCTGTTCTGAAATCGTGGGATAAACACCGCAAGTCATCACGTCGTCAGAAGGCTATTGATGAGTTATACGACGCTTTCGAACTGCAGAGCATTGAGCCTGGTACAACCGTTCGTCTTGCCACAAAGGGCGCTCTGACAATCATGATGTTTCGCTCTGAGGAGGCTGCCAAATGACAAACCGCAAAGCAAGAAGACTGCTGCGCATGCCTTTCAAATTCAGTAACCGTAAAGCGATGACAGGATGGCCGGCAACGATACCCCAGCCTGGCAACGAGTGGTGCGACAAGAAGAAACGCAGCGCTGCACAGAACCGCTGGAAAAATCATGTGAGGTATCTCTGATGAATTTAAACAAACATTCTGAGCGTAAGCCGGTGGTTTTCATTGCAGGTCCAATGACCGGGTATCACAACTTTAACCGCGATGAATTCAACGCTGAGGCTCGCATCCTGGAAGAGCGCGGCTTCACCGTCCTCAATCCGGCCATTCTTCCTGACGGCCTGCAGCATGAGCAGTACCTGCAAATTACATTGTCCATGCTTGAGCAGGCTGATGCTGTTTTCCTCCTGAACGGCTGGGAAAAGAGCACAGGCACAACCAGGGAGTTTGATCGCGCCTGTGAGCTTGGTCTGTTGTTTCTTTACCAGGACTGGGAAAGCGTGTCGATTGCGATCCACCGTAAACGTCACCCATTAACGGAGGTGAGTTATGCATAGCGTAACGGGTTGCCAGTTCCAGGATAACGGCAACCGCCGTGTCTGGTTCTTCCGTGATAACAGCCAGGTTGTTGAGTTGTTGTCGGTTCCTCTTAAGTTGCGGTTCAACTATTACGACGCGAGTAACCGCAACGTTCTTAATAAGGGGATTCAGGCTGATATGAGAAAGGCGATTGAGTCTTTCAAGAAACTTCGGGGAATACAGTGATGGATATAGCTTTCATCCTCATATTTCTGGCGATGTATTTGACACTTGGCTGGTGTTGGGCATGCATCCTGGTTCGATTGGTGGGATTGGCTAATTTATCCCGCCAGAATTGCTGGTTCGCATTTCTCTTATGGCCATTAAGCATTATTGCAACCGATGCACATATGGAGGAGAACGATGAAAAGTCTGCTCAGAAACCTGACGGCGAAGACATTTAACCAGCGCTTTCCTGTCGGCTCCAGTTTCCTGTATCACCCGACACCAGGTATGCCCGAACGGGAGACCGTAATAACCCGCTCAGAAGCCTGGCATATGCGCAATGGTCGTCTGGTTGTCAGGGTTGAAGGGAAAATCGGTGGTATATCCGTCAGCAGAATGGAACCCTCAGAGTAAGTCATTACAGCAGGCACTTCACAAAGTGCCTGCGATAATGGCAACCAACAGGAGAAATATTATGTCCACGCCAGCAAAACGAGGCCTTATCGGGGCTATTAAAGCGGGTCAGGCATATCTTGGGTGGGATGATGTAACCTACCGTAGTGTTCTGTCTCGCTTATGCAACGGTAAAACATCATCCACTAAATGCACTCTCGACGAACTGCAGGCTGTCAGGGAATATATGCATGGTAAGGGCTTTCCTCGCTACTCAGCAAAACACGGTCGACTTCCAAAGGTTGCCAATACGCGCGAGTCAATTCTTGCTAAAATTCATGCATTACTTGCAGATGCAAAACGTCCGTGGAATTATGCCGAGAAAATGTGCGATCATATGTTCCACGTCAAATACATCGAGTGGTTGACGACAGAACAGTTAACCAAACTCATGCAGGCTCTCAGCATTGATGCGAGTCGGCGAAAAAAGCGGGAGCGTAATAATGAATCTGGAACAGGTAACGGAGCTGCTGCCATCAGCAGTGATACAAATAGCTGACCTGATAGGCTTCCCGGCGACCGAGCAGCTTCTTTCTGCTTTTGGTGGCACCACGTTCCCGATAGGTAAAGGCCTCCGCGCTATGGGGGCCAGCCGCGCAGCCCTCCTGCGCGATACTATCGGCGATGAGAAAACCCAATTACTCATCAAGAATTTTGGCGGCGAAGTTCTCTATTTACCCCGCTGTGATCGTGCCCTTCGTGAATTACGTAACCGTCGCTTTCTAGCCGAGTTCGCCGAAGTGCGTGGACAAGGTTCATCCTCTCTTATGGCCATGACCTTTCTTTGCCCTAAGTATGGTTTTAGTGATCGCTTTGCGTGGGAACTTCTTGCACAGCAGAAAAACAAAGATTGTAACAGTCAAGGAAAATTATTCTAATGGGCAATGCAATGAGATATGTGGCATTTTTCTTGGTGGTATTTAGTACTACTGCAGTAGCAAAAACAGTACCCAATACAAAAGCAGTTGAGACTTATAAAAATCAACTTGAGGAAACTAAGAGAATATTTAATGAAACGCAGAGCACTTTAATGGGTGCAACTGCTGTTTTTGATATGTACAAGAGTCTGGGATATCTTACACCTGAAGTTGTTGCAGTGAGTCGTCATTTCCTCCTCCTTGATGAGGATGCGAAAAAATTGTATGGGGAGAATCTTCTTTTAAACCCTACACCTTTTAGCTCTTGCGCTACGTTACCAGCAGCAGCTTACTCATATTGGATAGCAAGGCTATCTTCATTAAAAACTGATAATGTTAAGGCTG